GACGAACCCAACATGTTGGAGTGTATCCTTCAACACGTGGGGGACCCAGCGGACATTGTCCATTTGAGTCTCTGTGGGAAATCGAACCTGACACGCTTTCACAACACGATTCGGACCGTTTTAATTGAAAAACACGAAGATTTAATCGCGAAAAAGGTGGAAAAGTTTGCTCGCGAAGTGGCTGATTATGTCGACCAAGTGTTCTCAACACCAGGTGATAACCGTCGCGTTCTCGACAAACTGTTTGAATTCTTGATAAACAATATGTGGTACAAAGAAAGTCTGACGCTTCAATCGTTTGATCGGATGATTGAACGAAAGTTGATCGAGTTGGCGTTGGACGAACGGTATTCTCATAACGCATTGAATTCTTTGAGTGTGTTATTTGACATCCATGTAAGATGTTTGATGCTTAACGACGACGATCTGATTGAATATATCGTAGACTCTACTGGTAACACGCATTTTATTTAAGGAAATGTTACGCTTAGTATTGTAATTACTTGTAATTAAAGTAAAAAAAAAGATGTTGCTTCAAAATTTACCTTACGAAATGACTGACAAGATACTGAACGAGCTCTCATGTGCGGACTTGGCGCGGTTCAAGTGTGTGAGCAAGGAAGGCAAACGTGTGGCGGATCGCGTGCGCGGACCTTTAATGAATGCGTTAAATTCGCCGTTAGTTCCTGTCGGAATAACACCCACAATAAACCCGAGTCGTATCTTCCGGTACCAGCGTTCGCTCGACAAGGACGAAGACATCGAATACTGGACTCAACGTTTCAAGGACCCTTTTCAGTCCGTCGTTCGATCGCAGCTCGTCAAACGGTTCAAACGCAACAACAGTTCAAAACACGACAGGGTCACTAGCGAACAACGACGGGTCGTAAACACCGAACCCGACGGTGGAATCGTGATGGTCCAAGCGTACGCGGGTACCGGCAAAACCACCACCCTGTTTCATTACGCCCAACGATGGACCGAACGAAAAATATTGTACCTCGCGTACAACAAACTGCTCGCGGACGAGAGCAAAAAACGTTTCGAGTCCCTTCCGAACGTTCACGTAACGACCATTCACGCGTTGGCGCTACAGCACGTCCCCGTGACCAACGTAGGGAATCTCAGCCTGAAACATGTGAAAGAGTTGCTCGGCATGGCATCCGTGAACGAAAAGACCCGCCTTGTGCTCAACGAGTTTGGGCGATACTGTAGCTCGGACACATTGGAACCGTCGGCAGAGAACGAACAAACACAAACCTTGTGGGCCCGTATGTTCGAAAGTGAAAACATTAAAGTGGCGCACGACGCGTACCTCAAATTGTTCCAGATGTCTCGTCCCACGTTGCACGAATACGACGTCATCATGTTGGACGAAGTACAAGATTGTACCGATTGTATCCTCGATATCGTGCTCCGACAAACACACGCCACACGGCTCTTCGTCGGGGATGTGTACCAAAAGATTTACGGGTTCAGGCATGTCGGAAACCCGTTTGAGTACATCCAGAATCACAGCACCCAAGAAAAAAAACGGTTCCATTACTTGTCGATATCCTTTCGTTTTGGGTACGACCTCATGCAATTCACAAACACGTTTCTACAGAAAAAATACAACGAACACAAAGGGTTTTCGTCCACAAAAAGCAGACACGACACGAAACTCGAAGTCAACGACGTGTACTTTCCGAACATGGTCACGTTGTGTCGATTCAACATCAATGTATTAAAACTCATGTTCGAGCTCACTCAGCAAGACCATTACGTGTGTATTTTGGGAAAAGTGGTTAATTTCGACAAAGAGATTCAATACGCGCAGGAGCTCCTATGGCTCCGTGCTATCGGTCAAGGTCAAGGTGAAGGAGATTTCCGCGACCGCATCACCGTACAAAAGATTGGGTCTTTCGACACGTTACAAAACTTGTACGAACACCACCAAGCGATACAAAACACGAAATGGAAGAATCGAGTGATCCTTTTGGAGACGTACGGTGATGCGATTGTAGACCATTGGATCCAAGCCAAAGCGTTTTACCGCACGCACGACGCGGTATTCATCACGACCGCGCATCAGTCCAAAGGGTCCGAGTACGACCACGTGCGTCTACACGACGACTTTAACGGGTCTTCCGAAGACGCTCACAACACGTTGTACGTCGCCATGACACGCGCGAAACAAACCTTGTACCTCAACACTAGCTTGTTTCGTTTCTTTGACAAACACACCCCCAAACTCAAGTACGTATTCGATACCAAACATAGTAAAAAACAGCGTTTGTGCGGACAATGCCAACATCGGTTCACGAATCACCTCGTGTGTTCCGAAAACGACCCGGTGTCTCTTTTACGCGGACTCGAATGTGAACTCTTTGACTACGTGCCGATATGTTCTTTGTGTGTTCTTCAAGTGTCGTCCGGGTTTTGAAATTGTAATGTTTTTCTTTTTTTTTGTGTGTGTGTGTTCTTCTTCAAGTGTCGTCCGGGTTTTGAATGACTAAACGAATATCACCATTATTTTCGTCTTGGTTGTCAGAGATACGCACCGCAATCTCGTGCTCGAGCGTCTCCAAACGGGTCTTGTAAAACACATTCTGTTGTTTCGTTTTCAAAGCTACCGTTCGGAGTTCCGCGTCCCAACACCAACACGCAAACCCTTCGGGTACTTGGTGTGTCTTTACGTCACTGGACAACGGTAATTTAAAAAACAACCCCCCGCTGCTCGCTAGCATACACTGCTTGTCCGCGGTAGTTTCCAAAGGTTGATCCGGGTCGGTGTTCCATACGAGCGTGTGAGCGTGTGTCGCGAACGCCGCGGAACCCATTGCGATTGCACTGTCCCCCGCCGCTTGGTTCTCACTTCCACCCACGGTTACCGACCGATCGCCGAGCGCTTCGTTGTACGTACCACCTAGACACGCCGCGTCTTTGCCGGGCGCCTCGTTTGTTGAAAGAGGATCTGTTATTTTCGGAAATTCACGGGTCGTGGTGGTGGTGGTAGTGGTGGTATTATTATTGTTATTATTCAAAAAATTCAACGGATCGTTCACGACCGCGTCTAGGATATGGATATTACGACACTCGATGTAGTCGCAACGCACAGTTTTGGCGTTGATGTTCATGTCCTTGTCTATGAAAGTACGGTCTCGAAAAATTAGATTTCCAGTGATTTCGACATTCGTGAACGCCGCGTCAGTAAGAATATCTCCCGCGGACATTTTGTAATTACAATATATTAAAAGTCTAATACTTAAATAAACGCGTTCCACACACACACACACACACAAACAAAATTAATTAACAAAAAGTCTACCCGTTCGCGGACATTTTTGTAGTGTGTACAATATATACATATGATTAATAACGCGTTCGCCAGTTATCGCGAAAGGTCTGACGAAGAAGATTCTTTGGAAAGTTACACAGAGTCGGAAAAGCTGGAGCATTTAAGGAAATGGGAAAATAGCAGTCTCGAATTGTTACTCAAGCGTTGGGGCGAAAAGGCGGGTGGACAACGATGGATGCATATGAACTCGGCAACTTACTGGCGGAATAGGGACCAACATCTGAATCTCACTGGAATTATATTGTCGTCCGTAGTGTCCGTATCGTCCCTGACCGGTGCGTTTGAATCCTTTTTCGACTCGAGATACGTCATGACTTTCGTAGGATTCATCGGTATGCTCACTATTCTCAACCAAAGTATGATACGCTTTTACAATTGCACAGAAACAGCCGCGTTGCACGAAACGGCCGCACGACAGTTTGGTAATTTCCAACGACACGTTACCACAAAGCTGAGCCTCAGCCGTAAAGAACGAGGTCCTCCAAACTCGGTTCTCGAGTACGCTTTACGCGAGAACGATCGTCTTTACAAAGAGAATGTCGAACCCCATCACAAGAGCAATCAAGCATTTTTCAATCATTTTAAAAAAAAAATTACCGAAGGTGACTTTAGCATGCCCGACTATGTCAGCGACACCTTGCGTATCGACGTGTTTGATAACAATCCTAGGTATGATGATCTAACCTTTGTCGGAAAACCTATCCGACAAAAGTCCGGGGAGATTCAAGGGTAAGGTTCCCCTACTTCTTGAACTCACGGGTACAATTCCCCTAGTTGAATGTTCTCTTGAATGTTTAACAACGTTTTGTTGTACGTCAGTTCGTTGTTCGGATAAGTCTTGTCTTTGCGTAAGAGTAGTGCCTCCCATTGGTTCGGTCGAACGAAACGCGATTCCAAAATAGCCGGGAGATCCGCAGTTGTAATTCCGTGACCCAACGTGACTCGGATCGGCACTCGGTGTAAATGTCGCCCACGCGAGACGCTTATTTCTCCTCGCGGCGTCACATGGAAGTCCACCGTGTTCTTGTACTGCTCCTTCCATTTAAACATCCCAAAATGGGTTCCCGAACACACCGGACAGTCTTCGGGCGTGAACACGTACCCGTCAATCCCGTGGGTGATGGTCGGTGTGATTTGTTCGACGTACCGTTTCATGTCCCGAACCGGAAAAAAGAGTTTCGTCCGAATGTCGACGTCCGAGTTGCGGGTGAAATCCACCACACTCATCGAGGCTTCCAAACGCACACTGTGAGGCTCTTTGATTACGGAACGACCGCACACAATGGTCGTATCGTACACCACAAATTCACGCCCGTCGTTGACGAGCTCACCGTCCAACACCGTCCCGTCAAACGCGGACCCGACCGTTTGCATACGTAGCAAGTACATGTCTTGCTTGCGGTTGATTAACACGCTGTAGTCCTTGTCGTCTATGCGCACAAAGACCAACAAAAATCGAACACCGTCCGATTTCACACAGACCCAATAGTCGTTCTCACGCTTTATACGACTCAAGTCTTTTCGTTCGATACTGACCGGCTGAGGTCCCGGAAAATACGACGCCGTGTTCGGGCCCACCCCCCACCACACCCGAACCTGACGCATCAGACGTTGCTTTATCGTCTCGTCCGTGAGTTTCCATGTCTCAAAACCCAAACAAGACGACCAGTCCATAATCCTCGTTTTGTTGTTTGTTTGTTATTGTTAATTCACACTTTTAGATTCTTTAAGTCTTTATTTTTTTCATAATACGTTTTACACTTTGAGGATGGGTCTGTGTGTCCGACACGATACATGCTAAGGTCTGTTTGTCTGCGCTAACCATGTTGGCGTACACCGCCACTACAAACAAAGGAGGCAACACAAAACGTAGCTCGGGCACGCGGTCCACAGTCTGTTGACAAGCCAAGTTCAACGCGCGTATTTCGTCGCGGGTCTCACACAAACCCGAACGACGGATCCAATGCCCGTAATCGTCACGTATGAACATCTGTTGTCCTTGTCCTTGTCCTTGTCCTTGTCCTTGTCCTTCTGCTGTTATTATTGTTGAAGATTGTTGTGGGCGACGGATCTTCTCGAAACCTAGCGCGCGTATGCGCTCGTACAGGTGACCGTCTTCGCGAAGCAGGATCTCACACACACGTCGTTGTGTCATTCTCCGCGGCTTTGCTGAAGAATTAGTATTCGCTTGTTGATGCACGAACTCGATCCAGTCCGACGCGGGTTCCAGCTCCAGTGCGCGGACCACACGCACGATTGTTATGGAGACTGCTGGTGATACCGCGATTTCCCCAGAGTAGTCGTACGAGACCTGTAGAGAGTTCTCGCGCCCCGTCACGAGACCGCACGTCGTACATACCGTGTCCCCGCTACGCGCATCGTCCATCAAATCGGTTCCGCCGCAACTGCCGCAACTGGCGCAACTGGCCATTCTGTTTTTTGCGTTGAAAAACGAAAAACGAACTCGGGAGTGTTAGTAAACAAAGAATAATGGAACGTGTGATCCCGACCCGGACGTTGTTTTATAGTACCCGGTGTCCTCACTGCGCGCGGCTTTTTCAGGAACACCCCGACGCGAGCGCACTAACACCGTTCGATATCGACCAGACCACGGATACTTTACCCGACTTCCTTAGAGTGGTTCCCACCGTCGTTATTCAGGAAGGAAACCGAACCCCTGAAGTGATCGAAGGTACCACGCGCGTGTTTGAGTACTTTGCCGACCACCCGGAAGGCGTCAAACCGTACTCTTTCTCGAGCTCGAACACCACCAACAAAGGGTTCTCGTTTATCGACGCGGACCGCCCCGTGTACTCTGAACAGGAAAATTACATTTATTTTTAACAACACACACACAACCCCTAAACCCTAAACACCACGCCTCTTTCTGCATTTTACTCACTTAAAGAACGTCCACACTTAAAGAGTAACACACCACCCCATACTAACACGAGCAACACAAAGAAAATCGAAAAAACGAGAGGACCCTCCCCTCTACCTATACGAGCAACACAAGCAATAAAAGCAACACCGCACCGCCCCCCCCCCCCCCTCTGCGCCTCTTTCTGAATTTTACTCACTTAAAGAACGTCCACACTAAAGAGTACAACACCACCAAGCAACACACAAACACCCCACCACACCTACCTCTACCTAGACAAGCAACACCACACCCCTCCAACCCCCTCTTCAATAAACAAAAGATGGACTGTTCTGTATGTGTGGAGCCTTTCAACAAGAGCTCGCGTAAACAGGTCCCTTGTCCGTCATGCGACTTTCAAGTGTGTGCGACCTGTTTCGAAACCCACCAAAAAAACCAGTCCGGTATGTTTGAATTTGCCTGTATGAACTGCAAACAACCCTGGGAACAGGAACACGTCCGCGAGAACGTTTCAAACGCCCTCGTCAAGCGTTTGTCGCAGAGCACCCAAAAACGCCTCCGGGATGAAGAAATCGCCTTCATGCCGGAGACGCAGATGTACATCGAGTACGGTCGTGGAGTGGAAACGGTCAAAGTGGAGGAATATTTGGACACGGTTCGCAAGATGAACGATCTCACACTCGACCTCGCCACCCACCAAATCAACCCGGACAAAAACAGCACAAAGTTCGCAAACAAAATCAAAAAGTTCAAGATCGACGAGCAGCTACGCCTCACCGGAAACGCCGCATCGGACATTCGAGGCCAGATTGCTCGATGGCGCAACGGGATACACCTGTCCCCCCTGTTCAAAGACATCATGCCCGAACCTTTGTACGTCAAGGAGTTTGGAACGCAAGCAGCCGGAGAACAGGTCGGTCTCGGAGAAAAAGAGTCTAGTGTCATGTGCCCTTGTCCCGCGGGCGAGTGTCGCGGTTTTGTCACGCGCCGGAAACACCAGTGTGGTGTGTGTGGTGTGAAAGTGTGTCACAGGTGCCTCCAAACGGAAGATGACGACGACATTCACATGTGTGAAGAGGAACACGTACAGTCCGCAGAGCTGATTCTCGCCACGACCAAACCGTGTCCCAAATGCGCTTCGCGAATCCACAAAATCGAAGGGTGTGACCAGATGTGGTGCACGAACTGCAACACACCCTTTTCCTGGAAGTCCGGAAAAGAAATCGTCGGACAAACCATCCACAACCCGCACTTTTACGAGTGGACGCGTCAGCGGAACACGGCACAGCGTGAGCATCGTCAGCAAGCCGAAGGAGAAGGCCCCAACAACTGCGAAGGGCTCCCCGAGTTTGAGCACGTCAGTCAGCACTTGGACATTGTGTTTCACGATTTTACAGTCTCGTCCGACCTATTCGTCCGATTCGTTTCCAGCAACCATCAAAAGTGTGTCCATCTGAGAGAAGTCGAAACCCGCGACATCGAGACCCAGTTCCGGACCAACCTCGACGTCCGCTTACAGTGGCTTCAAAACGAGCTCACGGACGAGCAATTTGAGAAAACCCTTCTTCGCAGGCACAACAAGCGAACCGTTCAACAATCCACCAACCAGGTGTACGGTCTCGTGGTGACCCTGTGCTCCGACGTGTTCCACCGACTCTTGCGTGAGAACGACAACACAGAACAGATCCGCGCGAGCTACATCACCGAATTTGAAGAGATTGCTACTTACGCCAACACATGTCTCTGCAAGATCGAGCGGATTTACAAAGTCAATATTACAAAGATCCGTTTTATCATTTGAATTTATCATTCTAAAAATGACCCCCCCCCCACTAATTACCTAACTAACACGAACAACACAAGAGAAAAAAAACGCGGACCCCCGCGCTCCGCGCTCTCCGCGCCTTATTGTATTTTTACTACGACTTAAATTAACGTCGACACTATAAAGAGTACCCATCACCACCACCATATCCCGCGCTCCGCGCTCTCCGCGCTCCGCGCTCTCCGCGCTTCGCGCCTCTTAAAGAACTTAAATAACGCCGACACTAAAGAGTAACCATCACAATCCACGCACACACAACCACGCACACAATCGAAAATCAAATGGACTATTCAAACTGCGCGGTGTGTGTGGAACCTTTCAACAAGAATACGCGCAAGCAAGTCCCTTGTCCTTTCAATTGCGACTTTCAAGTGTGCGCGACCTGTTTCGAAACCCACCAAACAAACCAGTCCGGTATGTTTGAAATTTCGTGTATGAGCTGCAAACAACCTTGGGAAGACCAACACGTCCGCGCAAACGTCTCACACACTCTCGTCAAGCGTTTGTCACAGAGCACCCAGAAACGCCTCCGTGATGAAGAGATCGCCTTCATGCCGGAGACACAGATGTACGTCGAGTACGGTCGCGCAGTGGAAACGGTCAAGGTGGAGGAGTACTTGAACATAATCCGCAAAAAGAACGACGTCGAACTCAACCTCGCCACCCACGGGATCACCGTCGTCGGGAACAAAACACCCGCCGATAAAAAGTTCAAGAGCGACACCCAAGAAGAACTGCGCCTCGTCGAAAACCACGCGTCGGACATTCGATTCCAGATTTCTCGATGGCGTAACGGGATGCACCTGTCGCGCCTGTTCAAGGACATCATCCCCGAACTTTTGTACGCCAAGGAGTTTGGAACGCAACCTGCAGCTTTGGGTCTCGGGGAAGAAAGGGAGTCCAGTGTCATGTGCCCGTGTCCCGCGAACGAGTGTCGAGGCTTTGTCACGCGCCGGAACCATCAGTGCGGTGTTTGTGGCGTGAAAGTGTGTCACAGGTGCCTCCAAACGGAAGATGACGACGACATTCACATGTGTGAAGAGGAGCACGTACAGTCCGCGGAGCTGATCCTCGCAACGACCAAACCGTGTCCCAAATGCGCTTCGCGGATCCACAAAATCGAAGGGTGTGACCAGATGTGGTGCACGAACTGCAACACGCCCTTTTCTTGGAAGTCCGGAAAGGAAATCGTCGGCCGAACCATCCACAACCCGCACTTTTACGAGTGGACGCGCCAGCAGAACACCGCGCAGCAACAGCAGCAGCCCCGACAACTCGCCGACTGCGAAGGGCTCCCCGACATGCAGCACGTCATTCAGCACTTGGACGTTGTGTTTCCCGATGCCACGGCCCCGACAAACAATTTCGTCCGGATGGTTTCCAGCACCCACCGAAAGTGTGTTCATTTGGGAGAAGTGGAAATAACCCGCGACACTGACACTACGCAGTTCCGCACCAACCTCGACGTCCGCGTCCAGTGGCTGCAAAACGAAATCACAGACACCAAGTTCGAAAAGACCCTTCTTCGCAGACACAACCAGCGGATCGTCCATCAACATACCAATCAGGTGTACGGTCTCGTGGTGACTCTGTGCTCCGACGTGTTCCACCGACTCTTGCGCGAGAACGAAAACACAGAACAGATCCGCACGAGCTACTTGGCCGAGTTCAATGAGATTTCGAAGTACGCCAACACCCGCCTTGACAAGCTCGAGCGGATTTACAAAGTCAATCTTAGAAACATCTACTTTTAGCAGTAAAAAATTGTAAATTCTCCTTCTTTCTTGACTTCTTAAATTTAACTACTTAAAGAATGTCGATACTACATAGTACCCCAACAAACAACCAACAACAAACAAACTCGGAAATGGAATACTCAAACTGCGCGGTGTGCGTGGAACCTTTCAACAAGACTTCACGCAAGCAAGTCCCTTGTCCTTTCAAGTGCGACTTTCAAGTGTGCGCGACCTGTTTCGAAACCCACCAAACAAACCAGTCCGGTATGTTCCAAATTTCCTGTATGAGCTGCAAACAACCGTGGGAAGACCAACACGTCCGCGCAAACGTCTCACACACCCTCGTCAAGCGTTTGTCACAGAGCACCCAGAAACGTCTCCGAGACGAAGAAACCGCCTTCATGCCGGAGACACAGATGTACGTCGAGTACGGTCGCGCAGTGGAAACAATCAAAGTGGACGAATACTTGAACGCCATTCGTAAAAAGCACGACGTCGAACTCAGCCTCGCCACCCACGGGATTATCGTCGTCAGGAACAAATCAATCGACGATAAAAAGTTCAAGAACGACATCAAAGAAGAACTACGCCTCGTCGAAAACCACGCGTCGGACATCCGGGTTCAGATTTCTCGATGGCGCAACGGGATGCACCTGTCGCGCCTGTTCAAGGACATCATCCCCGAACCTTTGTACGTCAAGGAGTTTGGAACGCAACCTGCAGCTTTGGGTCTCGGGGAAGAAAGGGAGTCCAGTGTCATGTGCCCGTGTCCAGCGAACGAGTGTCGAGGCTTTGTCACACACCGGAACCACCAGTGCGGTGTTTGTGGCGTGAAAGTGTGTCACAGGTGCCTTCAAACGGAAGAAGGAGAAGACCAAGAAGACCGCGTTCACACGTGTGACGAGGAACACGTGAAGTCCGCGGAGCTAATTCTCGCAACGACCAAACCGTGTCCCAAATGCGCTTCGCGGATCCACAAAATCGAAGGGTGTGACCAGATGTGGTGCACGAACTGCAACACCCCCTTTTCTTGGACGTCTGGAAAAGAGATTGTCGGACAAACCGTCCACAACCCGCACTTTTACGAGTGGATGCGTCAGCATCCCCGTCCGCAAGCCGAAGAAGAAGAAGAAGGTTTAGGGTTCAACAACTGCGAAGGGCTCCCCGACGCCCAGAACGTCATTCTGTACTTGGACGTCGTGTTTCGTCACACGCAGGCCCCCACGCGCACGTTTGTCCGTGTGATTTCCGACACCTACCGAAAGTGCGTCCATTTGAGAGACGTGGAAATAACCCGCGACCTCGACGTCCAGTTCCGAACCAACCTCGATATCCGCGTCCAGTGGCTCCAAAACGAGATCACGGACGCCAAGTTCGAACAGACTCTTCTTCGCAGACACAACCAGCGGGTCGTCAAGCAACACACCAATAAGGTGTACGGTCTCGTGGTGACCTTGTGCTCGGACGTGTTCCACCGACTCTTGCGTGTGAACGAAAACACAAAACAGATCCGCGAAAGCTACATGAAGGAAATTGAGGAAATTTTCAAGTACGCCAACACCTGCCTTTACAACATCGAGCAGATGTACAAAGTCGATTTTAAAAACATCTATTTTATTATTTGAAAGGGGACATGAAATTTGTAAATTCTCTTTCTTTCTCTCGGAACCCCACCCCCCCCACACCGCCGTGATTCTTTGAAAAATTTACACTTTAAGAACTTCGATACTACATAGTAACAACCACAACAACAACAACGCGCAGATGTACAAAAAGAATCAAATGGACTATTCAAACTGCGCGGTGTGTGTGGAACCTTTCAACAATACTTCACGTAAGCGCGTCCCTTGTCCTTTCAAGTGTGACTTTCAAGTGTGCGCGACCTGTTTCGAAACCCACCAAACCAACCAGTCCGGTATGTTTGAAATTTCGTGTATGAGCTGCAAACAACCTTGGGAAGATCAACACGTCCGCGAAAACGTCTCGCACACCATCGTCAAGCGTTTGTCACAGAGTACCCAGAAGCGCCTCCGTGATGAAGAGGTCTCGTTCATGCCGGAGACACAGATGTACGTCGAGTACGGTCGCGCAGTGGAAACGGTCAAGGTGGAGGAGTACTTGAACGCAATTCACAAAACGAACAATCTGGTAGTCCGCCTCGCCACCCACGGAATCACCGCCGGGAATAACAAACCCAACGATAGAAAGTTCAAAAACGATATCAAAGAGGAAATACGCCTCGCCGAAAACCACGCGTCAGACATTCGAGTCCGCATTTCCCGATGGCGCAACGGGATGTACCTGTCCATCATGTTCAAGGACATCATCCCCGAACCTTTGTACGTCAAGGAATTCGGAACCGGGGAATTTGGAGAAACCAGGGAAATTGAAAAAGAGTCCCACGTCATGTGTCCGTGTCCCGCGAACGAGTGTCGAGGCTTTGTCACGCGCCGGAACCATCAGTGCGGTGTTTGTGGCGTGAAAGTGTGTCACAGGTGCCTCCAAACGGAAGAAGGAGAAGAAGAAGACCACGTCGTTCACACGTGTGACGAGGAACACGTACAGTCCGCGGAACTGATCCTCGCAACGACCAAACCGTGTCCCAAATGCGCTTCGCGGATCCACAAAATCGAAGGGTGTGACCAGATGTGGTGCACGAACTGCAACACGCCCTTTTCTTGGAAGTCCGGAAAAGAAATTGTCGGACAAACCATCCACAACCCGCACTTTTACGAGTGGGCACGTCAACAAAATCTTCAACAAGAAGCGGGGCGCAACAACTGCGAAGGGCTCCCCGACGCTCAGCACATCATTCGGCACTTGGGTGTCGTGTTTAACCAAGGCACAGTCCCCACAAACAATTTTATCCGAGTGGTTACTTGGAACCATCAGCAGTGCGTTCATTACAGAGCCGTGGAAATCATCGACATCGACATCGATTTCCGAACCAACCTCGATGTCCGTTTAAAGTGGCTTCAGCACAAAATCACAGACGCCAAGTTCGAAAAGACCCTTCTTCGCAGACACAACCAGCGGATCGTCCAACAACACACCAACCATGTGTACGGTCTCGTGGTGACTCTGTGCTCCGACGTGTTCCACCGACTCTTGCGTGAGAACGAAAACACAGAAAAGATCCGCAAGAGCTACTTGGCCGAATTCGACGAGATTTCCAAGTACGCCAACGCCTGCCTTTGCAAGCTAGACCATATTTACAAAGTCAATTTTAAAAAGATTCATTTTTTTTAACTAAAACAATTTAAAGATTAGAGTTGTTTCAATATGAATAATGTCTACTACAACTACTACTTCCGAAACGTTCGCTTTCCAAGCCGAGATTAACCAGCTGATGTCCCTCATTGTCAATGCGTTTTATTCCAACAAAGACATTTTCTTACGTGAACTTATTAGCAACTCGTCCGATGCTATCGACAAAGCGCGTCACAAAGAGTTGACTGAAAACAAAAACGCCGATACTAAAGAGTACCATATTCGCGTGTCTGCGAACAAAGAAGCTAAAACACTCACGGTCGAAGACAACGGTATTGGTCTCACACGCGACGAGATGATTCAATACTTGGGTACGATTGCCAACTCTGGTACCAAACAGTTTAGTGCTAATAGAAGTACCACTGCTGGTGACGGTGCTGCTGCTGCTGAAGATCTCATCGGTCAGTTTGGTGTGGGGTTTTACTCCGCGTACTTGGTCGCGGACAAAGTCCAAGTGTTTTCCGGAAACCACTGTTGGGAATCTCAAGCCAGTGGGTCGTTCACCATCACAGAAGAAGAAGAATGTGGTGGTGGTGGTGTAAAAGTTGTTTTGTTTGTGAAGGATACTTGTCACGAATACTTTGAAGAAGAGAAACTACGCAGTATCGTGCGCGCACACTCCGAGTTTATCCAACACCCTATATACTTGCAGACGGTGACAAAGAAACTGGTGGAAAATGAAACTTCAGAAGAAGAAGAAGAAAAAACTCCAGAAGAAGAAAAACCTACTTCAGCAGTAGAACCACCGGTGGTTTACGAAGAAACCGTGCTTGAATGGACGCACTTGAACACGCAAAAGCCTATTTGGCTACGCAAACCCGACGAAGTCTCCAAAGAGGAACACGAAGCGTTTTACAAGTCTATTTCGGGTGACAATGACACGTACGCGGACGTCAAGCATTTCAGTGCGGAGGGACAGGTTGAGTACAAAACGGTCATGTACGTTCCCAAACGCGCGCCGTTCGATATGTTTGGGAAAAACGACACCAAAAAGTCCAAAATGAAATTGTACGTCAACCGCGTCCTGATTTCGGAAAAGACCGAGGACATGCTTCTGCCCGAATGGCTCGGGTTTGTGACGGGTGTTGTGGACAGTAACGACCTGCCTCTCAACGTGTCACGCGAGATGCTTCAGCAGAACCGGGTCATGAACGTGATCAAGAAAAATCTCGTCAAAAAGTGTATCGATATGTTCCAGAACATGGAACCCGAAACGTACGATGCTTTTTACGAACAGTTCCATCAGAGTCTCAAGCTAGGGGTACACGAGGACGACGCCAACCGCGACAAGCTCGTCAAACTCTTACGTTTTGAGTGTAGTCACCTCGAAGCCGGCAAACGGATCTCGTTCGA